CAACTAATTCTGCATCAACTTTTCTGTCACCAGAAAATCCTGGTAATGCATCATCAATTGCCTCTGCTAACATCTTTCTCTGTCTCATCTTGGCGATATTCTTTTTGTTCTCCGCCTGAATCATATCTCGTAGTGATTCTTCCGCAGATTGTACCGGTGCCGCGATATCATCAGCACCACCCCTGCTTCCTGGTGGTGGTAGATCATCGTCTATTTTTTTATCTGCAATTTTTTGTTTTATTCTTTGAGTATTTGTTTCAGCTAATCTTACAAAGGTATCTGTATCTATTGATTTACCTGGTTGTGTACCACCAATGATCGGTTTATTAGGGTCTAGCTCCTCACCCATTCTGTTAAATATCTTTGCTGACTCAGTTTGTCTGATTCCTGTATTTTGTATATCTCTTATTCGAGCTTTTTCAATCTGTTTTAAAATATTTTTTAACTGTGCCTCACTTTTAATAAGTCTTGGATCGATGCCATTACGTATCAGTAGATCCGCCATAATATTCTCACCCAACGTGACTCTCTGTGGTTCTCGTAATGTGATCATGATGCCGTCATCAGAACGACCGGCCATCTGTTTAGCGATAAAATTTCTGATAATCTTATTTATCATTAGTAATAAATCCTGTTCTTAGGTTCTGCCTTTTCGTCCACGTAATCTTCAGGGTGATCGATCAGACCGCCCTGCCTGAATCGCATGATCGCCTGTGTCGTGGAATCCACAAGGTCATC